GCTAATCTCAAATTTCAGTATCAAATCTTAGAGGCTGGCGATCATGACCAAGAAAAGCTTGAAAACGATAGAGACTTCAATAACTATCTTGGTGATGTACTAAACCATATTCTACAAGATGCATTTGAAAACGACAAATACAGGATCGGCGATGACAATACAAACGACAGTACTGAGGAACCTATTAACAAATGAAGAGTTTACTCGTCGCGTCATTCCTTACCTAAAGAAAGAATACTTCGAAGATGACCACCGTGTTGTCTTCGACACTGTTCTTTCTTACGTAGGTAAGTACAATAAGATTCCAACTGGTGAAGCACTTAAAATTGAGTTGGATGAGTCTAATATTGGTACCGATAAGTTTCAAGCTGCGGCAGCACTTGTTACTGAGGTTACTCAACCAGAACCAGCTGATATGGATTGGCTACTTGAAAAGACTGAGAAATGGTGTCAAGATCGTGCAGTGTTCTTATCCATTATGAAGTCTATTGAGATTATTGATGGAAAGACTGAGTTAACTCAAAATGCTATTCCAGAGATTTTGTCTGAAGCTTTGTCTGTGAATTTTGATCAAAACATTGGTCACGACTATATAAATAATTCTGATGATCGCTTCGAGTTCTACCACAAGGAAGAAGCTCGTATGCCATTTGATCTTGAATACTTTAACAAAATCACGAAAGGTGGATTACCTAATAAAACTTTGAATATCGCCCTAGCTGGTACGGGTGTTGGTAAATCATTGTTTATGTGTCATGTTGGAGCAGCAGCTCTAACTCAAGGTAAGAATGTTTTGTATATCACGATGGAAATGGCTGAAGAGCGAATTGCCGAACGTATCGACGCCAACCTGATGAACATCCCTATCGATCAGCTAGAAAAAATGGACAAATCGTCTTTCGATAACAAGATCGCAAATATCGCCAAGAAGACTATTGGCAAACTAATCGTAAAAGAATATCCTACAGGCTCAGCTCACACTGGGCACTTCAGAGCTCTCCTCAAAGAACTTAAACTTAAGAAAAACTTTGAACCAGATATTATCTTTATCGATTATTTGAATATTTGCGCTTCGGCAAGAATGAAAGGTCTTAGTGGTTCGGTTAACACCTATTCCCTCATCAAGTCAATTGCTGAAGAAATTCGAGGACTTGCAGTCGAATTCGACGTGCCCATTGTATCAGCGACTCAGACAACTCGATCAGGATATTCAAACACTGACGTTGGCCTTGAAGACACATCGGAGTCTTTTGGATTACCTGCCACCGCCGATCTTATGTTCGCGCTCATCTCTAACGAAGAGCTCGAAGGACTCGGACAAATCATGGTCAAGCAGCTCAAAAACAGATACAACGACCCAACCTCTTTCAAAAGATTTGTCGTGGGAGTGGACAGAGCAAGAATGAAACTATACGACGTAGAAGAAACTGCTCAAAATTTGATTAGTGATTCTGCGCCAACTGTCGCTCCACAAAAAGATAAACTAGATTTTTCAGGATTTAATGCATGAGAGAATTTTTTGACCACTTGAATAAAGTTGAAACAGATCTTTTGCCAATTGATTTTGAGTATTGGGATAAGTTTCATAGGTGGCCTGCTGAAGAAATAGGCAAGGTTTTAGACGATAAGCATATTGTCGATTTAGGATCTGGATGCGGGCTTTTAAGTTGCTATCTTGTATGGAATGGAACTGTAGAGTCAGCAACCTTATATGAACCAAGGTTTCACCAAGCAAAGTATTCTGAAAGGTTAGCTGATCTTTTAGGAATCTCAGATAAAATAAAAGTAAATAAGTTCCAAGGGACACGCAAAAGCATTAATAATTCTACTATAGTTTCTCACAGGCTAGGTTCTTTACAGGTTTTAGAAGAGTTTATCTACACTAATAAACTTATTACGTGCCGAAGAACAAGTGAAGTAGAACCTATTTTTATAAGAGACATGAATCTCCCTTGGAATATAAAAGAAATAGAGTATAAAGATGGATTTAAACTTGAGCTTTTACAGTATAGTCATGATGACTTAGTAAAATTAGTTTCTGGAGAAAGGTGGATGGAAGATATTAGTCCATTCATTTTAGAAATAATTCATTCATTTGATCTTACACCAGTAAATAAAATTGGTGGAGATTTCATTGAACAGTTTAATAAGGAATAATAATGAAAGTAAGACTAATTGGTTATACCCAACCCGTAGATATTATTGGACTTGATGACGTACAAGACTTAATTGCATATTGTGCTCGTGTAAGTAATCCATCAAACCAAATGAATCAAGAGACAGCGCCTAAACTGCTGAACTATCTCGCTAAACATAAGCATTGGTCTCCATTTGAAATGGCTTCGGCTACTATGGAAATTGAAACAACTCGTGACATTGCTCGTCAAATGCTTCGTCACCGTTCTTTTGCTTTTCAAGAATTTTCACAGCGATATGCCGATGTTCGTGATATGGACGACTCTTTAGTTATTCGTAAAGCGCGATTGCAAGACCAAAAGAATCGTCAAAATAGCGTAATTACTGACGATGTATCTCTTCATAATACTTGGGAAGTACATCAGCGTGCCGTATGGCAAAGAGCAATGGAAGCCTACAATTGGGCTATTAATAATGGTATTGCAAAAGAACAAGCACGTGCTGTTTTGCCCGAAGGTAATACACCATCTCGTCTTTATATGCAAGGTTCAATTCGTTCGTGGATTCACTTTATCGAACTACGTTCTGGCAATGGTACTCAAAGAGAGCATATGGAAGTTGCTCGTGAAGTTGGTAATGCAATCACAAAAATCTTTCCACTAGCAGAAACTTATATTAGTAAGGAGTGATAAATAATGGATAGGAAGCTTTCTACATATTGGGCTGATGACGAATCAGGCAGCTACTGCGAAGTTCATTTTAATTTTAAAGATGAATATGCGTTTTTAGAATATTACGACAGTAATGGGAAAAAATTCTTTCATGAAGATTTTCCAAATAACTCTCTGGTATATGTAGAAAATGCTGCTGAAAATTGGGCACTAGGAATTAAAAAAATAGAGATGTTACATGGCTAAGTACAGCGTTTATCAAATTAAAAAAGCAAATCGAGAATTGGCTTCTTTATCAGTATTCTATGGAATCTCTGATGCATTCTCTCAAGCTGATGCTCGTCAAGCTTTTCGTGAAGGACGCTACGAAAAGACTGCTGACGTTGAAGCAAATGGAAATGCTCAGGTAAAGAACTTAGTCAATACTGATAGATCTAGCTCTCTAATACTTAGAACTGGTGTTTTAAGAAACATTGGAGTTGGAGATCTAATCAACAACACCGAAACAAATCAGTGGTTCATTGTTGGTCCAGACCGGTTTGACCTAATTAAAATTAAGGTAAAATAAACAAAATTTATTAAACCTTTGGTTTTAATTAAAAAAAATAATGGAAAAAATGCACAAGAGGGGTTTACAACCCCTCTTTTTTTGTGTATAATTATACTATAATTTGATGATGGAGAGAGAATCATGTTTATTGTAGCTACTCAAGCTTTAGAAAACTACGGCGCTCATTGTGAGTCTGGCAAGTTTGCTGACGGCAAGCAGTACTGGAAGTTCAAGTTCGGTACTGACTATATGGTCAGTGATCTAGACTCTCCGGCAGACGCTATGGCGTTTGTCGCTGCAATCGGTATCGAGAATGGTATCGGTTGGAAAGAGTTTCCAGTTAAGGTCATGTCTATCGAGGAATGGCTTGATGGATGCGATGAAGAATATCGCGCTCACAAGCTTAAGTGTGTTAAGCGCGTGTCTCCACGTGACTTGATTAAGGAGGTGGCGTAATGCTAGCATATTGTGATTATATTGCAGACGTTGTTCGAAAAGGTTTAGTAGAAAATACTGCAGCTCCAAAGTCTTTTGTTAAAGATGTCGGTTCAATTAAAATGGATCTGCATCCTGAAGAAGGTTACTTTGTTTCTACAATGAAGACCATCGAAGTTATAGATATTAATAATAAGAAGTACAAAATAACA